GTTTCCATTAACTTATCAAATTGTTCCTGTTTCATAATTCCTCCATTGGTTAATAGTATTTAATGTTGTTTGCTTTGCAATATGCAATGTGCTTGGCATCCGCAATGTCTGCTTCACAGATGCGGTCAAGCTCTTCCTCCAGATGTTTACGAAACTCCGGGTCTTCTAAACACTTCTCAAATTCCTCTCGCTCACGTTGCTTCTCATCTTTGCTCTTGAATCTCATATCTACCTCTCTCGTTTATGGTTAAATGAAGAATGTTTTGCCCAAACACCCAATTATTCTAACTAAGGTTAAAGAAAAAACTTGACAATGACTTTTAACAATATCATTGTAATGAATACCCTTTACTATTAAATAACTCAAAGCTATTTAACCTCTATTAAGTAAATAGGTGTGCTTGGGAAGTAATATATAAATATATACTATGCTAAAGGTTAGTTGTTTAGGGTAACAGATAAGACGTCCATTACCCTGTGAAGGACTCAACTGAATTGTTTTCTGAGCCATATGTGATTATCATACTCTCGAGAATCTTCTACGAACAACTCATAGAGTACATCACGGAAGTTCAGAGTGTTATTCTCCTTACTGTAGAAGTAATCAGCCATCTCTTCAATCAATTCACTATGCTTAGTCAACCACGCCCTGAAGATGTCAGACAGCTTCTCAGCGTTCGGTTGGTTAATTGAGAATACTACTCCTTCTCTTCGTACAGTAGTCAGCAGTTCAAGGTTCGTCATCGTCTCTCTCCATCTAAATTACAAACTTAGGAAGGAGAAGACCATCTTCCCCAAACACCCCAAATTCTTACCCAAGGTTAAGTATTTTTTTTAGATCAGTACACCCGGGGGGGTGGGGTCACAAAACTGCGTTTTGTCCCTGTATGATCGTCCCCTCTCTCTACGCAGGGTGAGGAATGGTGTTTACATTTGGAAACCTTATTTAGAAAATTCTGAAAAAAGGTTTGCACTTAGGAAATAGATTTTATAGATTTAGATATAATTAAAAATAAAACCGCTTGCCATAACTGGTTTTGATACAGGAAGAATTATTCAAGATAGCACAACAGAGATCGGACACACACAAGGGTCATGCATCACAGAGGGTATTATCTGAAGATTACAATGTAGTTGGAATAAGTGGAGAAGCGGCATTTGCAGAGGACTTTTCGTTAGAAGTAGATGAGTCAGTAAAACCATCAGGTGATAATGGTATAGATTTTCTATTGCCGTTATATTTCACAGTTGATGTAAAGACTGCAAAGAAAGCCTACAATCTTTTATTGGAGGAGGGCAAGGTACTATCAGACATATATGTACTTGCAGACTACAATGAAGGAGACACATTTTTAGTTGGATGGGAGTGGGGAAAGATATTGAAGCAAGCACCAACTAGAGATTTTGGATATGGTGTAATTAACCATTACATTCCTGCCGAAGAGTTACGACCAATGCGAGAGTTGTATATCAAGTCATTAAACTATTCACACTAGGAGATAATATGCCACAGGGAAAAGGAACATACGGAAGTCAGGTAGGTCGTCCGTCTAAGAAACGCACTTCATATGTTAATGACAATGGATGGATATCTAAATTAATGCCTGATCTCGATTTGTTCCCCGGTACTGAACAGGGATTAAAAAAGTCTATGCAACACGGAGACCCTATTGGGCGACAAGTTTCTAGGTCTATACTTACCAATAATAAGGGACTGTGGAAAACTATTGGTAAAAATTGGACAGATACCCCGAAAAGAATTGGTAAATTAATAAAACAAGTGAAAGAATCTGGATTACCTCAACCTATTTTCCATCCTATGAGTTTAAAAAAAATAAAGTATATGGGTGAGATGTATAAGAAATCACAAGAAGATAGTATAAAAAAATCTAGAAAGAGACTTGATCAAAGTGGTAAAGTTTAATGACTCTTAACACAGAGAAGTTCATAGATACCTTTGTTGAGACAGGCGATTACCTAGTTTCAATGAAGGATGCAGGATTCAAGGAAAAGAACGCTTATAAGGTAAAACTGAAAGGCAGGGAGCTTCTTGACCAGAACAGGGATGAGGTTGATAAGAAGTTTCATGCTCGTTTGAAAGAAGGTGGCCCAAAGGCATTAGGTGTAATTGAGCGTTTAATGGATACCTCTGAGAGTGATACTGTACGCCTCAATGCGGCAAAAGAAATGCTTGACAGGGGAGGACACAAGGTATTCAATGAAATGGACACAGGACGTACCATAGAAGAGCTTAATGCACAGTTGGTTGCCTTAGTTGGAAGCGATGGTGCAAAGATGCTTATTGGTGCATTTAAGAGTCGTAAAGTAATCTCAGGCCCACAACTTACCGATGTCTGATAATAAAACAAAAATAGTTTGGAATTCTAAAAAAGGTCGCTACGAAAAGAGTGATACCGGCACTTTTATAAGTGAAGGTAGAGAAGCAAGAGATATGACATTAGGCGATATTGGGACAAGTTTTGCCTATGGTGTTGGTCTTGGTTCGGCATGGATGGCATCAAAACCACTAAGAAGATGGGGAAGTGAAATACATGAAGATTTAAAACAAAAACGAGCAGATCGCCAGCATATACAAAAAATATCCAAGCCATTTACAGGTACAGACCGACAACGATTATGGAATCTTCATAAAATTACTAAGAAAGGATGGGTTGAAAAGGAGGGTATAAAAAGAGGTAATGCTGTGTGGAACTTAATGTCAAGAGGAGACAAGATAATAAGTAGGCACAAGGGAGAAATGAGAGAGATGTTTCATGCTTTCGGAAAAGAACAAATGGCGAAAGAAGGTAAATATCAGATAAAATCTCTACTTACAGGTTCAAAAGCAGATACACTTGAAAGTAAGTTAGTAAAAACTACAACAATGAAAATGAAGAAGCCTCTTACAAGATCAGAAAAAATCTTTGTTAATATGCGCAACCGCCCACCAGAAGTATCAAGGATGCATATTGAAGGTAAAAAAATCTTGCCTGATCCTAAAAATGTTATTGGGAAATATGAACAGCTTGGAAGAACGAAATACCGTGAGGCACAAAATGTAGAAGCAACTAAACTCGCAAAAGGTAAACAGAAACTCCTATCAAAACAATCTACCAGAAGTAAAGGTGGTGGTAAATCTGGGGGTGGAGGCGGTGGTAAGTTTGGTATTATAAATCGTGCTTTAGGTGGTCGATCTCCGTGGAATTTACTTAGAAGTAATAAGAATTACTAATGGCTAAAAAGATACTCTTCACAGGCTTAGATAAAGCCGATTTTAAGATGGGCGACAAAATGTTAAAAGTAGTTCGTCCACTTGCTAAAAAATATGGTGTAAAGAACATAACTCTTATTCATGGTGGGCGACCTAAAATAAGTAAAGTAGATGAAAATGTTGTAGAGTTAGGTAAACATACAGGACTAAAAGTTGAAGAAGACCCACTTCAGTATTCTAAATATCCAAAAAATGCGGCTGGTATAAGAACCCAACAAAGAATAGATGATCCTGACTTGATTCATTTCAGTTTTGATTCTAAAGGCAACTTATCACAGAAAGATAAGTACCAGACCTACTGGAAGAACAAATATGGTGATATAGGTGCTGAAACAACTGGAGAATATCATAAAGGTAAAACAGGGAGATTACTCAAGTTCCCACGAAGTACAGTTAAAAAAGGGAAGGTAATTGGTAAAAATCCCAGAGAAACCTCTAAGTTTAAGACCCTCCTAGATGAAATAGAAGACGATACTAATCCAGAAAGACGAGCATCCGGGGTTAGATATGCAAAGAATGTAGATAAAATTACTAAAGAAAACTTCGGGTTCAATATGATTACTTCAAAAAATCAGGGTCGTATTGATTATCTGGAATCAGGTGGTGTAATGACCACAGATGAAAAGGGTTTACCAAAGTTAATCCGTGAACAACCTTCTTTTAAGAGAGAATACAAATCAATTGATGATTTTGAGCAGAATACATATGTAGAAGATACAAGCGATCTTGGCAGGGAAGGTCAGAGTGAATATGGAGGAAGCGGTAGATTGCCTACAGGTTTTAAAGGAAAAAACAAAGGTACTCTACTAACTGAGCCTACAGTCGTGTCTGTGAAGCGTACAGGTGATATGACTGATAGACAGATTCGCAATAGGAATCCTTATCCTCAGTCTTCTATGTCAGAAATTACTGGTTCAACAGAATTTGAAGATTATAAAGGTCAGAAGCAGGAAGGTGGACGTAAAATTGAAATTAAGAATAGTCTGAAACAACTTACCGATGTAACTGATATTACAGAAGAAGCTACTGGAGAAGATAAAGCGGAAAGCGGTAAGGGTGTTGAAAGACATAAAACAAGTCATCTTCTTAGAGAACAACCAATCAAGGATAGAGTTGAACTTAAACGAACATTAAAAAGATATGCACCAGTATTTCAAAGAATTGCAGAAGCAAAGAAAACAGCAAGAACCTCAAGTAATATACCAAGAAGAGTTAAAAATCTGAAAAGACTGGATAATGTTGCCAGAAACCTTGCAAAAAGGATTCCAGACAGACTAGCATTTGATGCGGCACAGCTTACAGATTCTACAACTCCTGCACGTTCCTCTACTGTACAATCTTCTGGATTAAAGAATGTTCCTGTTCCTAAAGCTACTAAAGTCGAAAAGGATAAAGCATTAAGAGCCAAGATTGCTAAAGGGCCACATGGCGGTATAGAAAAGCATGGTACAGAAGAACATTATAAAGGTTGGAGTGACAGGACTAAAAAGACCAGAATAAAATTACAGAATCAACAAGCGGCTAAATCAACGAATATCAAAGGAATACTAAAAGGATTGAGCAATTTAGGCAAAAGAGTAAGCAGAGGACTAGGGCCACTAAGTATAATACCTATGATAACTGGCGTTATAAGAGAAGAGCATGAAAGAAAAAAACGTCCATATAATGTCCTGACTGATCCAATATGAGCAATAAGGCAGAAAAGGCAATTGAGATTGCAGAGAAGATAACTGATCTCTATGAAACTAATAAACTGCTTCAATATGAACCATATGAATACCAGAAGCGGTTTCATGATGCAAAGGATATGAAGGGTCGCCTTGCTAGGCAACGTCTCTTGATGGCGGCAAATAAAACTGGTAAAACATTCTGCGGTGCATCTGAGATGGCATTTCACCTGACAGGGCGATACCCCGAATGGTGGCAGGGTGCAAGGTTTTCCCGACCTATAACTGCATGGGCGGCTGGTAATACAACTGCAAATACAAGGGATATAGTACAGGCAGAGATGCTTGGTGAACCCGGAGATGAGGATGAATTCGGAAAAGGTTCAATACCAAAGCAATACATAGTTGGTACTCCCTTGAGAATGCCCGGTGTTCCAAATGCGTACCAGAGTTTAAATGTTAAACATGTATCTGGAAGGAACTCTAAGCTCATCTTTAAATCCTATGAGCAGGGGAAGATGCAATGGATGGGTAAGGCAGTAGATGTTACATGGCTGGATGAAGAACCTCCGCAGGATATATACTCGCAAGCCCTGAGAGCCGCACTTAAAAGTGGTGGAATTGTCTATATGACCTTTACTCCAGAAAGCGGAATGACTGAAGTTGTAACTCAGTTTATGACTAAGTTGGGACAGTCACAGGCTCTTTATCATGCAACATGGGATGATGCAATACACCTGAATGAAGATGTAAAAAAAGAGATACTAGCCGCACTTCCTCCGCATGAAAGGGATATGCGTTCTAAAGGAGTACCAATTCTAGGCTCTGGACTTGTATTTCCATTAGATGAAAATGATTTAAAAATAGAACCATTTGCAATACCTGAATATTGGCCTCGTTTATGTGGA